TAGCATGAAGCTCTTCGCGGAGAGCCTAAATCGAAAGGAGCAGTAAGTGGAAAACAAGGGTCATAAGCTCTTGGCTGAGTGCGGGAAGCTCGAAGCTGAGGGCTACCAGCTCTTGGCTGAGAGTAAGAAGCTCAAGGCTGAGAGCTATAAGCTCTACGCTGAGGGCTACAAGCTCTGGGCTAAGGGCTATAAGCTCTACGCTGAGGGTCATAAGCTCTTGGCTAAGGGCCATAAGCTCGGCGTTGAGGGCAAGAAGCTCAAGGCTGAGGGCCAGAAGGAGGATTGAGGGGATAGGCTAGGCTATCAGCTATGGTATGATAAACCGTTTGCCCTAAGCAAGCAACGCGGAAATAATCATACGCCCGTTTGTGGGAAAGAGGCTAATTTATAGCCTCGTCCTAGCCTATCCTCTGAATCCTTTGAAGAGGTGCTATCATGTGCAAGCATACGCGCCAGACTAAGGGCCGAACAGTCAAAGGTACGGTCAAGTGCTGCAAGGATTGCGGCAAGAGGCTTGCCTAAATGAGTTTCACTTGGAGGCTTGGAGTAGACTGAAAGGATAGACTAGATTAGGGCTGTAGCAACAAACTAGCATATGGGGCAAGCCCATAATAATTGTTGGTGGATGAGTAGGTTTTCACCTGCTAGTTTTACCTACCCACTAGTCCAGTAGCTACGTCTAGTCTATCCTTTGAGTCTATTGACTCAACAAGGGACAGAATGAGCACAATGAAGTTGGAGGAAAAGACTGATGATAGTATCATTACTCTTTACCTCAGTCAATCTATCAACTGGCTGACCGTAGCCCTAGAGAGCATCCATACCTCCAATCATAGGGAGGTAATGGATGCGGTCACACTGGTACGAGAGCGACTCAATAGAGTCGAACGTGAAGCGGCTAAGTACGATAGGTACTATCGTACAAAGAAGAACTAAAGAGGAGAACCTGTGAAGCCATGGGATAGGCTCAGGGCGGAGAGCGATAAGCTCGAAGCCAAAGGAGAACTAGGTGGACATGGATAATAAGGACATTTACTATCACCCCTCGTATAATGCTCTTGTTGAGCATCATATGCGAGCGTGTGACAGTAGGGAGATGCATCCTGATGCATCTCCACTGTGCAAGTATCTTACTCACCGTCTCAGTGCCACTAATTGGATGATTCAGGAGAATGAAGAAGGTAACTACATTCTCCGGTACATCGAGACTAGCCTAAAGGAGCAACCCAGTGGACTTCGCTAACTCAGGCTGGGTCAAGTGTGCAAACAGTGGGGTGGTTTTCCACCCTGCTCATAACGTGGGCTGTGGGGTCTGTCTGAGTTGTATCGAAAAGGAAACTCAGGCTAGACTGGAGCGTGAGCGCAAGGAGGTTTCGCTCCCCGAACTAGATAAGTATTTCCTTTAGCATTGAAAATAGCTTAGCTAATGTAATTCGGGCTGCCCCTGGGCTACAGGCCGTATTTAGCTAGGCTATTTTGAGGGCTATCTAGTTATGACTCGAAAAGAGCTTATTAGAGCATTAGATTCGGCGCGACGCAAGCCGAAGCCTGTGCTTACTCATAAGCTTACCGCTAATCCGGGCGTTATAGCTAAAGAATACGCAGAGTGCTGGCAAATCGAGCGCAAGCATCGTGCTAAGCTCGCGCCTTGGCATTTCGATAGCACCAAAGAAGCGACTGACGCTTGCCTTGATATTCTGGCGAGTTTCGGTTGCAGGGGCGCCCCGGAAGTGGTACACTTGCCCGTTGGTTGGGGCCACAAGAATGCGCCGGGCGGTTATCAGCGTGGCAAATATCTAGTAGTGCAGCGAGCTATGATTTGTGTAGCTACAGTACTACACGAGTTGGCACATTACATTGTGCATAAGGAAAATTTGTCCGGTACCCACAATAAGGACTTCCTTTGGGTACTGGAATTGGTGTACGATACGTACACTGATTGAGGCGGCAATAATCGTGCAGAATGCGATTTGCGGCGAGAATATCGTGCGGCCGGTATCCGAATGCCCGGAAGCGGTCGATCGTCGATCCTAGCGCATTTGCGGCGCTTTGCACTGGAGCATACGCGGCTTTTTGGTCCGGTTTATTCGCCCCGATAAAACGTGAGGCCATGGTAAACCATACTGATAAACGAATTGTAAAGCTATGGGATAAGGGTATTCGTGACCTTCAAACCATAGCTAAAAAGATCGGCCGTCCTAATGATACGGACCGCGTGACTGCGGCGTTGATTAGGGCCGGTAGAGTACCAGATTTGACTCCTTCTTTTGAGGTAAAAAATTAGTAATCTTGTGGTCAACTACCTCAAGTACGGACTACCAGCCATTGTAGGTTGGGAGATAGGCCGATGGCTATTCGCCTAGTAAGCGACATTCATCTTGAATTCCAAGGGTATGAGGTACCATCTCTACCTACGGATTCCGAGGATGTACTGGTATGCGCTGGTGATATCGGCGTAGGCTTACAAGGTGCCGAATGGATTTGGTCTAGGGCGCACCGTTTCAAGGGCGTAGTGTACGTTGCAGGGAATCACGAATTTTACAAAGGCAACTATACCCAAGTTCGTAGAGATTTGGATGAGTTTTCGTGGCCCAACAATGTACATTACTTGAACGGCGGTACATGCGTAATTGGAGATACCCGGTTTATTGGCGCTACACTCTGGACAGATAATGACCGTGGTAGTCCAATGTTTGCCGTATACGTAAATAGACAACTAAATGACTATAACTTTATACGTTATGGTCAAAATCCATTTAGGCCAGAACATTCTGCTAGACTGCACGCACAAGATAGAGAAGATATAGTTACTCATTTGAGTAATGTACAAGAAGGCGAAAAGGTTGTGGTGGTTAGCCACCATTTGCCTAGCTATCAGTGCGTACACAAAGATTATCATGGCAATAGGCTAAATGGCGCCTATGCTAGTAATCTAGACGATATGATTTACTACTACAAGCCTAGCTTGTGGCTGTTTGGCCACTCGCATAAGACTTGTGATCTCCATATAGGCTCTACGCATATGCGGAGTAACCCTCGTGGTTACTGTATGGATTCTAGAGGTGAGAATGAATTATTTGATCCTTGTCTAAGAATCCAGCTGTGACACTTGCACCTTGGGCAGAAGAGTATTCGCTGAGGGTGTCTGGAGGAGTCATGACTTGGACCAGAACAGACAGCGACGAAAGCAACATCGAACTGACTTACGTTTGGGTGCATATCCCAAGTAGTACGCAAGGCGAGTCTAAGACCAAGAAGTTTTACTGTGTTGCTGATCTTTTGCGTACTATCAATGATTGGAACGCACAGCAACCCCTAGTATGGAAATATTGGTGGAAACCATGCTTATCGTTATCATATACTGAGATAAGGGAAGAACCATGAATCGCTGTCAAGAGTGCGGCAGATGCTTGCCTAAGCCTAGCTCCAATCAACTTCCGGGGCGAACAATCTACCAGCAAGGCTTTTGTAGGCACGCTTGCAAGAGAGAATATTTTAGTCGCCGAAAGGCTAGAGCCTTTTGGTATGGGCTACGCTGTGAACAGAGACAGTATAAGCTAATGAATGAATCTAATGTTGTTACAAGGATCAAGCTGTGATAGATTCATTCTTTGGAGAGAACAGATATCTCTCTAATTTTTGGACTTGCTCTATCTACCATGATGGTATACTTTACCGATCGGTAGAACACGCTTATCAAGCATCAAAGAAGAGGAAGATTTGGCAGCCATCAAATTGGCTGAGCGTTGTCTTGAGCTAAATGAGGCAGATGTTAGGTGACGAAAATCGTCACTCGGGCCGCATTTTGCGGTCACTTGCCGGTCGATGAGGGTCAATTGACCCGAATTGTTCGGGCACGCGAATTGCACGGGGGTTTTGCGCCTAATGGCGCGTGAGGCTAAACAATGAACTGCACTAAATGCAATGGTTCAGGAAAAAGCTCATGGAAGGATCGTCTTTGTCCTTTCTGTTATGGAAAGGGTACTTTCCCTGGGGTAGACAAGGGTGCAATTTTTGGCCTTGTTTATAACATAGGCGGTCGTAGAGCACACGGTCAGTTCAAGACTGTGTTCCCTGCTAAGGTTAGACGAGAGCATGGTATCTTGGGTAATCGTGCCTATTATGTGTGGCGTATGGCACGCTTTCATGGAGGGGCTGACATGCGAATGCCTATTGTGTGCTCTATACTAATCGACGGTGATCCATACGTTGACGTTCTAGATAACATGGCAGATGAGATTGCCAAAGAAGTATTTGGCACAAACATGGCAGCCGCAGAGCGTTGGATGAGCTGAGTTTTGAACATAGCCTAGTTATAGTAAGACGGCCAGTCTTTAGGACGCCATAGCTAGGCTATTTTGAAAACTTAGAATTTATGGAGCCGACAAAGGTAGTAACTCGCCTTAGAGCGTGACGCTAAAGGTGCCCTGTCCGGGGCAAGGGTTATATTTCATCTTGGGAATACAAAGGCCCTAGGCTCCTTCATTTCAATCAAACGGAGAAAACAATGAGTAAGCGATACGTCGTCGAGATCACCACTGCGTATGCAGTAGAAGCTGACAATTCTGAGGAGGCCCATAACAAGGTATTTATGGGTACCGCCGAAGAATTGGCACAATGGCATAAGGATGCTGACGAATGGTGGGAAATTACTCAGGTCGAACAGGAGGATAAGTGACCTACGATGAAATGCTAACTAAGATTAGAGAGATCCTTCCAAAAGCTCGATTTGAAGAGGATAACAACGGTCAAATCCTCATCTACACTGATATGGAGGTTGGTAGTAGTGAGAATCCTGATGAAGTGGTACCCTACGATCCTTACGGTGGGGTGAACTAATGTATCGTTGTGGATTTTGCGGTCTTTTCTCACGTCCGGGTGAGAGTCTAGTAAAGGTAGTCGTAGAGACGCGACAGCGTAACTATGACTGCTGGGACGGCGAGGGCCTCTACTACCAATCAGTAGGCTATGAGATTCGGAAGGAAACCTCTGGGCACCGAGAGTGTGCAGAGAAGTCATATGATAGCGAGAATACTCGCAATGTCCGAAAGGTAGTAGTGGAAAGTAAAACTAAGGGTAATGCTACAAGGATTCGTAGATTCCTTGCTACTAGGGCCACGGAGGAGGAGTCGGATGACTAGGAAAGAGTTTCTGAATAAGCTAGATAGCCTTTGCGTAGAATTCGAGGATGCTTCTAATGATAGCAATGGCTTCCAACAGGAATATGTTGGACTAGATATCTCTTTTCGAGATAAAGATAGTGAGATTACTAGTCACTATATCTGGGGGGGTGGGATCTGTCCCGAAAACGATAATGCGAAGAAAGAATACTATGAAACAGTATAGCTATTCGTAGCCTTTTCGAGCCCACCAACGATACCTATAAGCCCGCTCGGCCGTATCGTTGGTGGGCTTCATAAAGCTTACGGAGTAATAATGCCGTTCTGTATCGAATGTACTGAACCTTTTCCTACACAACGTCGGGAATTAGGCTATAATACCTGTCGCAGTTGCGGCGATAGACAGGCTACGGCGGAGAAACGCCGTAAGTCTCGGTGTATTGCACCCGCCTACAGCAAGGGCGCATACCAGTATATCACCAGTAAGAATATGGCTAAGGATGTTGGAAGGAAAACATCATGACGCTGTTGAAGTGGAGCTTACGGAGTAATAATGCACTTTTGCATGGATGAAGTTCGTATGATAGGTTATATCCTCTTAGCTATTGTAGGAGCCCGAGGATGTATAAAATACATCATCAAGGATAAACTACACAGAGTTTGCGGCGTAAAACGAGGATATATATATATATATCGGGCGGCAGTAAGAGCATATAATTTTGAGCCTAGATAAAGCCATAAACCTTTACTATAAAAGTAATAGTTATATAGATGAGGGCGAGAAGCTAATGGCTGAGGGCAATAAGCTCTGGGCTGAGGGCTATAAGCTCTGCTATGATAGCATGAAGCTCTTCGCGGAGAGCCTAAATCGAAAGGAGCAGTAAGTGGAAAACAAGGGTCATAAGCTCTTGGCTGAGTGCGGGAAGCTCGAAGCTGAGGGCT